GTAGAAGATCTAGGTAAAGATTATGCAACGCAGTTAACGGGTTTAACTTCTCAAGCATTAGACACAACAAAATTTCAACCAATGGTTGCTGGTCAAGATCAGGCAACTAAAGATGCATACACACAAGCTACAACACAAGGTCAAGGTATAGGAGCATACGCACCATACTTAACAGCAGCTGGACAATTTCAAACAGGTACAGGAACGTTTGCAGGCACGCCTACAAACATGATGGGTGCACAAGATTTAGTAGGACCACAAGCTTATAAACAATTTATGTCTCCGTATCAACAAGATGTAATTGATGCAACACTATCAGAATACGACAAACAAGCTCAAGCCGGTATAACAGGTATAGGTTTACGTGCAGCACAGTCAGGAAATTTAGGTGGTGGTAGAGAAGGTGTGATGAGAGCACAGTATCAAAATCAATCCGATATGAATAGAGCTATGTTACAAGCACAAATGTTACAACAAGGATTTGGTCAAGCGCAAGACGCAGCATCAAATGCATTTACACAAACACAACAACTAGGAGCTGATCAACAAAGAATGGCTCAATTAGTTCCACAATTACAAGGCGGAGATATTTCAACGTTGGGTCAAGCTGGGCGCGACCAACAATTGTATCAACAATCTATCCTTGATCAACAAAGAGAAGCTAACAGACTTGCAGCTTACGAACCATACGAAAGACTTGGTTACATGGGTGCTGGTATGGGTAACGTTATGGGTGGTGCTATGGGTCAATACACTTCACAAGTTACACCTAATCAATCGCCGTTGCAGCAGGCATTAGGAATAGCTTCACTAGGACTAGGGGCTTACAAAGCTTTTAATTAATTATGTATAATAGAACTTTAAATAGACCTATGTTTAGACGTGGTGGTAGAGCCGGCGGTGGCATCATGACTGGTGTTGACAGACAGGGTTATCAAGGAACTGATGATGCTGCAGATCAAAGAGTAAAAAAACTTGATACAGAAACTGCATTTTTACAAAAAGCTATAGGAGAGAGACCAGAAATTAAACCTTATCCTTACAAAGCATCTGATTTTTTTATGGGACTAGGTGCTAATATT